GGTCACCTCCTGTGGTTGTGGTGTCCATTGTCAGGCCCCTGGGGTCCCGGTCGGGCCCTTGCGGGTGCCAGGCGAACCGGTAGCGCCCCGCCGCCCGCCAGAGGTCGCCAGAGGGCCGCGGCTGGTGCCCGGGGAGAGACGGCCGGGCGGGAGGACGGTCGGCGCCGCCGGCGACCGGTACCCGATCAGCCCGAGCACCGACCGGGCGACGACGGCGACCCGCTTACCGGCCGCCGACCGGGCGGCCGATCCGAGCGCCCCACGCGCGACCACGGCGGCGATCTTCAGGGATGCCCCACGGGCGCTCGCCCCTGCAGCGGCCAGCCCGGTCGCGATCCCGGTCTTGCGGGCAGTGACCCTGGCTACCGATCCCGCTGCAGCTGTTGCGACCGTGGGCGACACTTTCCGGCCAGTGCTGGTCGCGCTGGTACCACCTGCTGCCTGGGTCACGATCGGAAGGGATTTCCGCCCAGAGCCGACCGCGATGGTGCCGGCCGCCGCCCGGCCCGCAGCTGGGAGGCTCTTCCGGGCGGCCCCGATCGCCGCCATACCGGCGCCAGCCCACCCGGTGACCGCCCGGGTAACCACTGCGGCGAGCGAACCGTTCGCCGCCATACCGGCAGCGGCCCGGCCGGCGGCGGCCGCCACCTTCCGACCGGCCCCGGTCACCGAACCTCCGAGCGCGGCCCGCGCCGTCGTCGTCGCCGTCTTCCGGGCGCCGCCGACCGCCGCCGCGCCGAGCGCGGCCCGCCCGGTCGGCGTCAACACCTTCCTCGCCGTCACCAACCCTGCCCCGCCCACGGCAGCACCGGCCGACGCCACCAGGACGTGTTGGACCGTGCCCACACCGGAACCACCCAGCATGGACACCACGGACACCGCGCGCACCGCCGGCGGGACAATCTCCGTGCTGGACCCGATGTCCTGCGACACCCGGTCTATGACCATCCCGGACGGCATCCCGAGTTCAGTGGCGGTCGGCGCCCCGTACCGGATCCGCAGGATCGGCAGAGCTGTTGTACCTCCGCTTGCCGACTTGGTATCGAGCAACGTCCCGGATGCATCGTAGATCTTCATCGTGACGGCCCCGGCCGCTGTTCCGATTCCTGTCCACACCAGGGTCACCCAATAAATCGTTCCGGCAGTGAGGGATATCGACGCCGCCGTCGTTGCCCCTGTTCCGGCATTCGCGGTGAGGGTAGTCGTCCCATTCACCATGATCAGGTTTCCGAGACTCCCTGATGATGACCGAACGTCAATGATTCGGGCCGTAGCGGTAGCGGTTCCAGGGACAGTCAATTTCATCGTGACCGCTGCCTGAGAACTGGTGGTGTCGTCCCACCCGACGAATCTTTGCGCCGCAGCGCCCGAGAACAGGATCGACAGCAACCCGTCGATGGCTGCGTTCGTCCACGTCGGCGTCCCGCCGGACAGCAGAACGTTCGTCCATGGGGTGCCGGATGAAACATCAGCCGTACTGACAGGACTGCCGTTCGTCCCGCCTTCAGCGTTGTTGTCGAACCTGGTCACTGGCGATCAGCCCCTGAAGAACGCGGCGGTGAATTTCCCGCCCATTCCGCCGCCTTCGAGGTCGTCACCCGTGAACGCGAAGTAGATCACGAATTTGTTGGGGTCCCCATCGGGGTCTTGCGTCGTCGTGAGGAATACCCCCCGGCCCTCCTTTCGGGGAGAGCCAGACCAGACGTAGATGGATGTTCGAACCACAGACAAGAACTCGAATCCGCCGTATGGCTTGAGCAGAGTCAACGCACCGAAGTGCGTTCCCCCGGGCACCTGTGATCCGCCCGTGGTGAAGTTCTGTTGCGCCTCGTCGTATTCACTGATTTCGAAATTGGCGAGCAAGATTTCTGACATTAGAACTGGACTCCTGTCATGGTCGCGCCGTCGGTGTACGTGTTCGCGTCCGTCCCGAGGGTGGGGAACGTGATGTGGCCGGCCCAGTTGCCGCTGAACCTCGCCGTGTTGGTGTCGTTCCCGCCGCTGCCCTGGTTGGCCTGCGACCGGTCGAACCGGTTCCGCACCCACGTCCCGAGGTGCGCACCCGTCACCCACGGGTTCCCGCCGCCGTTGATGCAGTTCTCGCCGCCGCCGAACTGGCAGTCCCGGACGTCGAACATCGTCGACGGGCCCTGACTCGAGAGGATCATCATGGCGCTGAAGTCCGGGCCCGACATCTCCCCGGTCGACCACTTCCCGGTCCCGTTCGACGTCCACGGCGCGACGTACGGCCACCCACCCGGCTGCGACCCGATCGGCACACTGATCCGGGCCGCGGTGTCGGCGAGCGCGTACGCCTGCGCCTTCGTGTAGACCACGCCGGCGGCCGACTGCAGAAGAACGTGCGCGTACTGCAGGGCCGGCCGCGCATCAATGATGACCCGGTCGAGAACCGTCCCGGACCCGCCCGCTTGCACGAACCCATCGTTGTGGGTGACCTGGTCGGTGGGGTGGACGTCGCCCGGGGCCGCACCCGTCCACCGGGCCAGCCGGCGGATCACCACCCGGTGCAGTTCCACACCGGTCGGCCAGTTGATCTGCGCCGACGTGTACCCCGACTTCGCCACCGAAACCCCGTCGGTGGTTTCCTCGATCAGGCAGTCGTTCATGACGAAGTTCTGGCCCTGGATCGCGTTGCGGTTCCCGGGCGTCTTGGGCCGCAGCACGCACCGGTTCAGGACGATCCTGCGTGCGTTCGCGTTCGTCACGCTCACCAGGGGCGACCCGGACGTATCCCCGGTGATCACGCAGTCGTTCAGGGTGATGTCGGTCCCGGTGAAGCTGACCCGGGCGCCGTCGAAATGCACACCGTTCACGACCTGCCCGGTCGTCGAACTGTAGGTCGTGTTCGACGTGACCGTGGTGGTCGTCTGCCCCCACGTCGCGATCTCAGCGTCGGTCGGGAGGTCAGGCCCGACCGTGCAGGTCACCGTCGCGGACGTCGAGTGCCCGCCCGCGTCGGTGACCGTGGTCGTGGTCGAGAACAGCATCAGGGAGCCGGCGCGGTGAACACCGACTGGTTCAGCGTCGCCGCGACCAGCGTCCACGTCACGGCCGGCGTCGACACGGGGGTGACCGACGCAGCACCGTCGATGACCACGGTGGTCGGGGAGCCGACCCCGGTGGCCCCGGTCGAGTCCGTTACCGATGTCGTGGTCGAAACGATCTTCCGGTCGACGTCGGTGTGGTTGACCGTCAGGGTCATGAGCTCGCCCGGCTGGTAGTTCGCCTTGCCGTAGGTCTGACTGGTGATGACGGGTGCGGCCATGATGGGTTCCTCAGTTTCGGGTCGGTGTTTCACGGGAAACATGCACGGTCGGCCCGGACCAACCAGGGCCCGGACCAACCGGTAAAGCCAGCAGATCAGATCGCCGTCATGTCGAGGACCAGGGCGCCGATCGCGACCGTGACCTGACCCTGGGACGCGAACACCTCGGGGATGACCCGCTGAAAGTACAGCTCACCGATCGCGGTGATGTTGACCGCCGACCCACCGGACGTCGTCGACAGCTGGAACGTGTCCGTCGTCGAGCCGACCACGAAGTACGTGGTCCCCTCCGTGAAACCGGTCGGCAGCGATTCCGCGAACACGTTGTACACGCGGACCTGGTTCGTGTTCGCCAGACCGTGAGCGGCCGACGTGATCGTGTCCGAGGTGACGCCAGCCGCGTCGACCGTCCCGAACCCCTTCGTCGCCCCGTTGATCGGCGCGTACCCCAGGTAGTTGCCGACCGCGTTACCGGTGCCGGCGTTGAAGAACAGCAGATCGGAGTAGGTACCGGCGGGCACGTCGATCGTGAGCGCACCCGAGTTCGCCCCCGCCCCGGTCGCCGGCGCCGACCACGCCACCGCGACCCGCGCGTATGCCGGACTACCGCCGGTCGCCTCTGTACCCGTGAGCGTGGTCGCGGTACCCGGATCGCCGGCCACGCCAACCCCGATGAACTTGATACCCGACGTCGTGTTTGCGATGCCTGCCGAGAGCGCGAGGTTCTTCGCGGTGTCGTTGAACGGCATATGCCCTATCTCCCTTGGACCCGGTGCGAAAGTGGGAACGGGCCCGGCAGACACGATGTCCGCCGGGCCCGCGATTTTTCGTGCTCGGACTTACTTGCTGGTCGGGCCCGGCTTCGCGGCCGGCTCCGACTTGGCGCTGGTCGAGCTCTTCGTCTTGTCCCGATCGGGGTCGTCGGTGAACAGGGCCTCGACCGCCGCGTCGGCCGCCTTCACCGCGTTGTCGGAAGCCCGCTCGTGCTCGGACTGCAGAGCGGCAATCGTCGGATCCTGGGGGGCGTCCTCGACCGACGTGCCCCCGGTACCCGACACGCCGCGGGCGACCTGGTCGACCGCCGAGACGGCCTGCTGACGGAACTGCTCCCGGGTCTGCTCGAGCGCCACGTCGCGGTCGCCGACCATCTCGAACCCGGGGGTCTGGTCGGGGCTGCCGTCCGCACGCAGGCTCATCATCTGCACCCGGTCGACGTCCCCGTGCGTCGGTACCGCGGTGTTCGTGCCCTTGGCCTCAGCCATGGTTGTCCTCTCCCTTGCTCTGAAAAGTGGTACCAGCGAGCCGATCAGGAAGCCGGGCCCTGCAGGACCTTCCACGCGGAAGCGTTCTGCAGGGTGCCGTCCGCGCGCTCGAACGCCAGGAAGCCGACCTGCAGGAAATCGGCGTACCGCTCGTCGAGACGCATCATCTTCATGTCCTGCACGATCCGGACGACGTAGGCCTCCCGGATGCTGCCGAACCCGAGCGACTTGGAGCCGATGGCCTCGGTCGCCATGTCGTTGTTCAGGACGAATTCGTAGCCCATCAGGTTGCTGGGGACGCCGGCCTGCAGGGACGGCTCCCACAGCGGCCGGTTCTGGCTGTCCAGGATCTTCCGGACCGCCTTCCGCGCGGTCTGGTGACCCATGAACTTGAGGTCGGACAGGCCACCGTAGGCGGGGTCGAGCGACTCGATCAGGTCGACCAGGGCCGCGAAGTTCACCCCACCGGTCAGCGCGAACGTGCTGGACGTGGTCGCGCCGACGGTCGCGTTGGTGACGATCCCGTCCGGCTGAGCGGTGCCGGTTCCGGTGGTGAAGTGCTGGTTGAGGATCCGGCCGATGCGCTCGCCGAGGCGCTTGGCGAGCCAGGCGTCGAACTTCGGGTTGTCCTGCATGAGCTGGTACGACACCCGGACCAGCTTGCTCGTGTACATGTAGCTGTCGAGCGAGTTGGTGCCGAGGGTCACATCCTGCTCGGTCACCGCGGTGTTCTCCGCGAGGATCGCACCCACGTTCCCGGTGTCGTCGTTCGTCGGCCACGGAATGTTCTGGCCCCCGCTGGTCTCCAGCAGTTCGGCTTCCTGGACCATCGGCCCGAAGTACTTCAACTGCTGAATGATCGCGTCACGGAACGCCGGTGGGATCGTGTACCCACCCGCCGTGGTCGTGGTGCCGGCCGCGTTCTGCGGGCTGGTGAACTTCGACGCGAGCAGCTGCCGGTCCTCACGCTCGAGGTTCGACTGCCCGTTGCGGATGAAGCTGTTGAACACCCGCTCGTAGCGGGCGTCTTCCTCGTCGGTGATGTCCTCGGCGGCAGCGACGACACCCTTCCGGTCGACGGCCGAGTTCGCGGCCGCGAGCTTCAGGAACTTCTCCGCCTGAGCGATCACCGCGTCCTCAGAGTCGTACTGAGCTTCGGCGCGGGCGTAGGCCTGCTGGTCCTCCCCGGACGGGTTCTGCCCGGTCCGCTCCATGATCTCCACCATGGCGTGCCACGCCTGCGCACGCTTGTCGATCCGGTCCTGCAGCTGGGTCGTCATAACCTGGTCTTCCCTTTCCGTTGGGCTGGTCGTGCACCGGCTATCGCCCAACAGGGTGGACGGCCGGGGGCTTGTGGGTGGTCAGCCTGCCATCGTGCGGGCACGCTGCTCGTGCCGGCGGGCCCGGAACCGGGCCGCGTAGTCGGGGCCCGGCAGCGGCGCCGCTTCGGGATCGGTGGCGGCCGCGGCCGGGGTGGCCGGCCGGACGGCGGCGGCCGGCGGCGGGGCAGCCGCCCGGCCCGGGTACGTGAACATGCCCTCGAGGTCGAACGCCGCGGCGGCGGCCGCCGGTTCCGCCGGGGCCGGGGCCGACGCGACCGAATCAGCCAGACCGGCGGCCACAGCCTCATCGGCCGAGTACCAGGTCTCGGCCAGCATGAGCGCCCGCCAGTCCGCGACGTCCCCACCCGCCTTCGCCTGGTAAATCGACGCGATGTTGTCCGACAGGGCCTTCAGCCGCTCGGACATCTTGTCCATGTCCTCCGCCGGGCCAATGCAGATGCCCCACGCGTCGTGGATCATCATCTCCGTGTTCTGACCCATGATCACCTCATCGGCCGCAGTAGCGACGAACGATGCCGCGCTCGCGGCGAGGCCATCGACGACGGCAACAACCCGGGCCGGGTGATTCCGCAGGGCGTTCGCGATCGCGATGCCCTCGAACACCTCCCCGCCGGGCGAGTTGATGTGCAACCGGATCTCGTTCGTGTTCGCCGGCAACGCGGCGAGCGCCTCGACGAACTCGCGCGCGGACACACCCCAGTAACCGCCGTACGAATCGATCGGGTCGTACAGGTACAGCTTCGTCGAGCCGGCGGTGTCGCCCTCACCGGTCATCAGTTCAGCACGGACGCCGACCTTCGTTCGGTCCGTGGGGTTCATCCGGCCGTTGAACCGGTAGCGGGTGTCACGCATGGGCGGTGTCCTGTTCGGTGAGTTGGGACGGCAACAGGGCTGCCGGGGCTGGTACCGGATCGGCCGGCGCCGGGGCTGGTTCGACCGGGGTGGCCGGGGCGGGGTCGGCGCCGAGCTTCCCGTAATTGAGGGGAACGTAGTAGGTGTCGCCGCCTGGGACCGGGGGCTGTTCCTCGTACCGGCGGATGTCGTTCGACGACA